ACTTTTGAGGATAAAAATATGTCAGATAAAAAAGATAATAAACCTAAATTAAAATTGGTAAGTGATAACAATGCGAAAAAAGATAAGAGTAAAAATTCCAAAGTTATTGGATCAGAATTGACAGCAAAGCAAATGGGATTTTGTAGGGATATTGTATTCAATGATATGACGTATATTGATGCATATCGTAACAACTATAATGTATCAGAAAAAACTAAAGGTAATTCTTTAAGAGCAATGGCATCTAAGCTAAGAGCAGACATTAACATAACCTTAACAATAAATAAGTTATTAGAGCATAAACAGCAATTGCATAGCATGGACAGCGTCAAAAGGAGTGACGTAATATTACAGAAGATCGAAAAGATGGCTGATGATGTAAATGTAACTGATGCAGTCCGGCTGAAAGGTTTAGAATTACTTGGAAAGCATCATGGATTATTTACTGACGTTTTAAAGGTGGATGATAAACGTGATAGGTCTTCAGTAGAAATAGAAAACGAATTACTGAACAAGCTAAACACTATAATTTCTAAATAAAAAAGTTACGTAAACTTTTACAGCTAGGAACGATAAGTTCTTTCCGGCTAGTTACGATAAGTTCTTTTAACTTGGTCGGTCTAAACTTTTTTTGTTAATCGCTAACCCCACCCACTCCCTACCCACCCCGACACACAGCCGTGGCTACACACACACGTACATGATTTTGCACATGAAAATACTAAAATTTAACAAAGGGGTACCCTTTTTAAAAAGTAATGTAGGTAAATATAGGTAAAATAATGTCAACTTTAAAAAAAAATGCCTATATGATTCTTTTTTTATTGAAATTTATTAAAAAATAGTATAAATAAAATTTATTGTTTTAATATTTATAAATATTCTATAGAAGGTAAGAGATATATTAAAGAAGTTTATAAATATTATATTTATAAATATTGTAAAGGAACAATTATTTGTCAGACAATATTGTAACCTTAAGTGATTACAGAAAATCTCCTAAAATAATAGAAGAATTTGAGTTAGAAGATGCTCTGGTAATAGGATGGACCACTGATGAAAGTGGTGATAAGGTATTACATGTTTCTTCTTCAGTTGAAACAGAGGATAGTTTGTGGATGATTGAGTTGGCAAAAAAGATCGTAGAGAGCAGGCCTCCTGAAGTATGGAGCAATAATGAATGATCTGTCTAATATATTAAAAGATAATCTAGATAAGATTAGTGAGCTTCCTCCAGAGAAGCAAAAAGAGATTCTGGCACTAGTAGAAGAATACGAATCCGTAAAAGAAAGAGAAGACGCAAGAGATAATTTTTTATCTTTCGTTAAACTTATGTGGCCGTCTTTTATTCATGGCAAGCACCATGAGATAATGGCAGAGGCATTTGAGAAAGTGGCCCGGGGTGATTTGAAAAGACTAATCATCAACATGCCACCCCGTCATACCAAGTCAGAATTTGCAAGCTATTTATTCCCAGCATGGTTTTTAGGGAAGTATCCGGAAAAGAAAGTTATACAGACCGCACACACTGCAGAGCTATCTGTTGGTTTTGGCAGGAAGGTTCGTAACTTAATACAGAACGAAGACTTCCAAAATGTATTTCCGGGCATAGAGTTATCCACAGACAGTAAAGCGGCAGGTAGATGGAACACAAACAAGCGTGGTGACTACTTTGCTATAGGTGTTGGCGGTGCAGTGACGGGTAAGGGTGCTGATATTCTGATAATTGATGACCCCCACTCCGAGCAGGAAGCCACAATGGGCGAATATAACCCAGAAGTTTATAATAAAGTTTATGAATGGTATACATCGGGACCTAGGCAGAGACTGCAGCCGGGTGGAGCTATCATACTTGTGATGACCAGATGGTCAAAAAGAGACCTAACAGGGCAGATAATTAATAAATCTATCGAAAGAGAGGGTTCTAATGACTGGGAAGTGATACAACTGCCTGCAATACTGCCATCAAACAAGACTTTATGGCCAGAATTTTGGAAAAGATCAGAGTTAGACGCTTTAAAAGCTGAATTACCAGTGGCAAAATGGAATGCACAGTACCAACAGGACCCCACATCCGAGGAAGGAGCGCTAATTAAGCGTGAATGGTGGCAGGAATGGGAAAAAGATGACCTCCCACCATGTGAATCCATCATACAATCATGGGATACAGCGTTTTTAAAGACACAAAGGGCAGATTATAGTGCCTGCACCACTTGGGGTATCTTTTATTTACCTGATGACGATGGCTCAGACAGGCCAAATCTTATTTTAATTGATGCTTTTAAAGAAAAACTTGAATTTCCTGATTTAAAACGTGCGGCATACGAGAAATACTGGGAATTTGAACCAGATCAAATGATTATTGAGGCAAAAGCAGCAGGTTCTCCCTTAATTTTTGAGCTTAGAGCGATGGGAATACCAGTTACGGAGTTTACACCGAGCCGTGGACAGGATAAGATAGCAAGAGTTAACAGTGTAACAGATTTATTTGCAAGTGGTGTTATCTGGTGTCCGCCAACTAGGTGGGCTGATGAAGTTATCGAGGAGTGTGCAGCATTTCCTACAGGAGATCACGATGACTTGGTTGACTCCACTACACAGGCACTGTTAAGATTCAGACAGGGTGGTTGGATAAGGACCGCAATGGATGATTGGGATGATGAACCTAAGTACAGAAGGCCTGTGGAGTATTATTAATGGATATTGTGCATATAATCGATGGATTGATGGGTATAATCGTGTTAGGTGGAGGATGGTTCTTGGCAACACAATCAAGAGAAGTTAAAAGAATTGATATCTTATTAAATAAAACTAGAGAAGATTATGCAAAGCGTGATGATGTCACCGTTGCAATTAACAGACTAGAAGAAAAGATAGATAGAATTTTAGAAAGAATGAAATAGGAGATTATCATGGCTATAGAAAAGGTTATGACACCAGCTACTACATTTAAAGAAATGGCAGAGCCTGATGTTAGCATAGAGGTTGAGAACCCTGATTCTGTATCTATAGAAACAGAAGATGGCGGCATGATAATAGATTTTACAGGAGAGCAGGTAGAAGAAATTATGTCAGGTGGCTTTGATGCAAACTTGGCAGATCAAATAGATGAAGCTGACCTACAGTCAATGTCAGCGGATTTAATATCCAGTTTTAATTCAGACAGACAATCAAGAAGTGAATGGGCAAAAAGTTATGTAAAAGGATTAGATCTTCTTGGTATGAAGATTGAAGAGAGACAACAGCCTTGGGCAGGATCATCTGGTGTTTTTCATCCCATACTTACAGAATCAATAGTTAGGTTTCAGGCACAGGCTATGGGTGAGATATTCCCTGCATCCGGTCCAGTGAGAACAAAAATAGTTGGCAAGATGTCTGTAGAAAAAACAGAACAAGCTGCTCGTGTAGAAAATGAGATGAATTATCTTTTAACAGAGCAGATGACAGAGTATCGTGATGAAACAGAGCAAATGCTTTTCAAGTTACCTCTCGCAGGTTCTGCTTTTAAAAAGGTTTACTATGATCCCATCATGGAAAGACCATGTGCTATGTTTGTACCAGCAGAGGACTTTGTAGTTTCTTACGGGGCATCTGATCTAATGACATGTGAGAGATACACTCACGTTATGAAAAAATCATCAAACGATATAGCAAAGTTACAAAACAATGGTTTTTATAGAGATATAGAGTTACCTGATCCAGAGCCTGATATGTCAGACATACAAGAAAAGTATGACGAGCTAGATGGAGAAGCGACATCAATTGAAGACGATGACAGGCATACACTTTTAGAAATGCACGTGGATATGGAAATGCCAGAACCGTTTAACGATGAAGATGGAATAGCAAGACCATACGTTATTACGATAGATAAATCTTCAAGAGAGATATTATCAATCAGGAGAAATTATTATGAAGACGATAAAAAGAAAAGAAAGAGACAATACTTCGTCCACTATAGGTACCTCCCCGGGTTGGGCTTTTACGGTACAGGACTTATACACCTCATCGGGGGACTTGCAAAAAG